ATCACCAGATGCATTAATATAGTTATTATTTAGTGTAGCTATATCCCAGTGAACAGCAGAAGCTATGTGATTATTTACTAAGGAACTGAGTGCATTGTTTGTAGCAGATAAAACATATTGTGGGTGATCGTCATCAGCAAGACCTGTTAGCGCACCGTGATCAGTTACTCCACCTCCTCCTGTTGAAATAGAAGAAGCAGTCCAAACCGATCCATTATAAATTAGAGCTTGGTTTGTCGTTGGAACTAATGTTGATGATAGTGGAGATCCTCTAAGTGCAGAGGCGTTCCATTGAGAAATAGTATTAGATGAAATTGAGAAAGTTAAAGTATTAGTTGATCCTGATACAGTTATTCCTTGCGCTCCAATTAAAGTAATAGAAGAAGTATTGGTAACATTACTTCCTGTATTTGGAGCCATTAAAGTAAATGATTGTCTATTAGCTTCCCAAAATCCTTTTTCAATATTATATATTAATTGACTTCCAGTAAATGTAGGTGGGGTATCAACAAAGCTAACTTTATATCCATCAAGAGCAGAAGCATTCCATTGAGAAACAGTATTTCCAACTTGTTCTGCTGTAACCATGTGAGGATTACTCACTAGGTCTTGAGTATGTTGGTACGCTGCTTCCCAGCCAACTGATCCATCTAGTGTTGTTTTGTAAACACTAGCTAATTCATCAGCACTAGCGGTATAGAAAGTATATCCTGCTTGCCAGTTAGAAGAAGCATTAACTACACCTAGAACGTGCGAATCAATTTGAGTGTGGCTATTAGTGCCAGTACCGTTCAACCAAGTATGCTGTGCTTGCTTGTTAGTCCAACTCGTAGTATCATAAACTAAAAATTGATTTGATGCTGGTGTCACTACAACCACATCTGTAAGATCGTCGAGATCTGTAGCACCCCCACCTGTAGGAGCTTGGGCTTCCCAATAATTACCTGTGTTATTCCAAGTTAGTACATATCCATCAGTTGGGGTCGAGGGTATGTTAACATCCTCTAGATCAGTTAAATCAGTCGAGTGAGGATTGCCTGTAACTGAAACGTGTGAGTATGCTGTGTTCCAATTAACATAATTATTAGCTACTATTGTTGCTGTAGTATTTAAGTTAGTTAATTGTGTATCTATCTGTGCGTGAGTATTGGTTCCTGTGCCATTTAACCAAGAGTGTTCTGCTTTTGCATTTTTCCACTGATTTGAAGCTGAATTATAGTATAGAAGTTGAGTGTTTAAAGGAGAAGTAATATCTACGTCACTAAGATCATTTATCCCTAATACGCTAACTAAATTTACTCCAATCCATTTACCTGAACCTGCATCATATTGTAAAACATCTTTATCTACTGGAGTAATATTAACATCAGCTAATTGACTCAGCTCATAATCAACATTAACCCAATTTACTCCATCGTACTTTATAGTCTGATCTGGACTAATTACAGTAAGATCAACATCTCCAATATTATCTAAGTGTGTAACAACTCCTGTTACAGCAGAATTCCAAGATGCAGAGTTGTCATATACAACTTGATAAGCATCATTCCAATCATTAGAATTATTATTTACTTCAGTTACAGCATCATTAACATTCTGAGAGAGGACACTATCTGAAATAGTGTCCCCCTCAGTCATGGCCCGTAGGCAAGTAGGTCTTCCTGCTCCATCTCTGTCGAGGGAGACTATAGAAGATACTTCAGTCATAAATTAGATTCCTTTATCGTAACTTCCGTTACCAGCAGAATAAGTTCCATCACCAACAGCGTTAATCACAGGCATACCTCTAACTGGATTATAAGGTAATAGATTTCCATAAGTGATACCAATAACCCAGTTACCTCCTGAAGCAATTACTTGTAATTTTAATCCATTACAAACTTCTCCATTACTTCCATGCCATTCTGCAACTCCAGCAGCCCCACCTCCCAGAATTGATCCTATACCACAAATGCCAGAAGCTATTGGTGCAACAGCTACAGCACTTAGTCCATTACTAACCATATTACCTGTTCTAGATAAACCGCTTAATTCTGCTACAAAACTTCCAAAAGTAGCAGCGTTGTTTGATCCACCAACAAGTTTTACATAATTACATCTTATTATATTACCAGAAGTGTCCTCAAAAGGGACATTAATTATTTGAGAAGCATTATTTCCTATTCCAGATAATGCTAAGTAAAAAGTTCTTTGTCCTGTATTAATATCCATAATTATTGCTCCTCAGTTTCAACAGGTAGAGTCTTAGCAGACTTTTTCTTTTTTATTGGTTTCTGTTGTATAGCTTCTGGCTCTTCTTCTTGTTCTTCTGATTCTTCTTCGGAGGCTTCTCCCTCTTGTTCAGAATCCATACCTAATTCAGAAGCTAAATCAGCTACAACTTTTTCTAGTTCTGCTAAATCAGCAACTATTTCATCTTGAGATCTTTGAGGAGATAATTGAGGACCCTCTTCTTCTGGAGGCATCTCTTCCTGAGGTGCAGGAGCGCCAGCTTCTGGTGGAGGCATTCCTGCCTCTGGTGCTGGTGGTTGTGGCTCTTCCTCTTCTGGTTCTAGGTTTTCATCACTAGGATACTGTTGATCCATAGCCTTTTGTTTTAGAGTCATTATGAGATCTTGTAAATCAACTAGATCTCTAGCTACTCTTTTAAAATTAAATTTAGGTATTTCACCCTCTTCCTCTAGAACTACGTTATATCCTGCTTCTACAAAAATCTCCATTAAATATTCGTTTACATCAATGCACTCAACTCCTGATTTATTTTTCAAGAATTCAGCAGTCTCTGATAGTGTTTTCTTTAATATAGAATTTCTAGGAGCTAGTCTTGATAGAGCTTCAAAAATAACTACTTGAGTATTAGCCAAACTTTTGAAAGAGGCGGGTTCTTGCAGGTTCATCACATCAACCCCGTACTTTTCATTTATGGTATTAATAAACATCTGCTTGATATCTTTTTTGTATTCAAAGATCTTTGTAGCAAATTCTTGTATGTCTTTTTCAGACACACCAATACCGTCTACTTGAGATAAACAGTTATTAAACGTATTGAATAGAGTTTTCTTTGATACTAGAGAAATATAAGGTACTTCCTTAACTGCCTCTGAGAGAGCTTCTACTACTGCTTCATCTTTTTCAAAAATCATGCTAGCTAGCTTTCTTATAGCTGCATTGCTAGCCCAAATAGTATCAAAGTTTTTCTTTGATTCAAGCAGCTCTTTCTTTACTAACTCTTGTCTACAAATCATTTCATAGATTGAAGGATTAATACCGTTATTTAATGTATAAGTGCCATTCTCTTCTAAGGCTTCTAAAGATAGTCTGGGTAGATTAAAAGCTTCTGATATAGTATTTGATAAGTTTACTGCATTACGAATCTCAGGAACTCGAATGATCTTTTCTAGATTTTCTTGTAAAAAGTTTAGAAGTTGAGGAGTTACTTCTAGTAAATTCAAGAATTCATCAGACTCTACTATTGATTCAATCTTAGATAATTTAGTGCTTTGTTCAATTAACTTCTTCTGAACAGAGGAGATCTTTAGTCTGTTTTCCCATAAAGATAATACATCATTAAATGAAGTATCAGCAGAAGCAAACTCACTATAATGAATATTTTCAACGAATGAATGAATTTTTTCATTTACAAATTTATCAAACTTTGATTCATCTTTGTAGATAGAAGAATCTTGTACTTTAATTTTACTTAAAGAAATATCTTCTCCTATTATGTAAGTTCCACTAATCACTTTACCCGCTTTAGTAAGGTAAGCAACTTCTGAATTGTTACTGTCAACTGATAAGAGACTTACATTCTCTCTTAGAGAGCGACCTAGACAATCACCTAATTTAATTAAGTGAACTATTGTTTTATTTCTATCCTCAAATATATTTGCAAACATTTAGATCTCCTGAGTGTAGTTCATACACTTATATATGATTCTTTTCTTGTATTAAACTTATCTTTTGCTTTTGTTTTTCTACAATTCTTTCAAGTACTGCCTTAGTACTTTTATCTATATCAGAATTTATTAAATAATCAAAAGCGTGTTCTTTACTTTCATTAGCTGTCGGAGGTGTATTTTCTGCACCCTCCTGTCCACCAGCCTCCCCATATCCGGGACCAGCGCCAGCTTGAGGTGGCGCTCCGGGAGGCCCTCCAGCAGCAGCTTGTTGTTCCGCTTGCATTTTCATAGCTTTTTCCTGTTCAGCCTCTAGTAGCTCCATAGTTCTACGAATCTCTTCATCAGTCATATCGTAGTATTCTTTGTATATGGTTTCTTTAGGGAATAGTTGTAATCCTTGAACAGCTTGAACAACTCTTACCTTTTGCTCATCAATGTCTAGTTTACGCTTTGCAGACATATCTGAAGGTTCTGGTAATTTAATTCTTAGCTTCTGAATTACCGAAGCTGGGAATCCTTTTAGCTGTAGGTGACGTTTTGCAATATTTTCTAAACCAGTTTCAATATCAATTTGAATTCTTTGAATAGTTCTTGCAAACTTAACATCTAGCTGTGATAAGTTAGCTTTACGTTCAGGAGATTGATCCTTCTCTACGATATAATCTTTTGGAATCTTGAGAGCAGCTAATAGCTTATCTCTGTAGTATTTTACGTCTTCGATCTCTCCTAGATTCTGTGCTCCGGGAAGAGTTTCAATTTTTGTTCCTTTACCATTTTTGGTAGGAACAAAGTAATCCTCATCCATAGTCATTGGATTAAATCTAGCATCAACGGTGTCTCTTGATGTATTGTAGAATCTTTCTTTTTTAAACTTATGCTTAAGACGTTCAATAAACATCTCAGCTTTGCTTGTTGGCAAGTTACCAGTATCAACGTAGAAAATACGACGCTCAGGTGCGCGAGACAAGCGATAAATCATCATTGCCTCTTCCATCATTCTTAATGATTGGAATATTCTATGACACATAGCTGCGATTGATTTTCCGTAAGGATAGAACACGGGGTCTGAAGTATGCAGTCTAAAGTGTACTATTTGGTGCTTATCTAGTTCAATATATTTTACTGGTCTGTTTGCGTTTGATTGGCCTATCTCAGCATACTGTAAACTTTCAGAGTTTGGAACTTCTTGTAAGAATTTCTTTAGATAACCAAACTCGTTTTCTACTCTAAGAATCCAATTAGGATTTAAAATCTTTAATTTTTTAATTCCTTCCTTTGGATTCTCAAGATCAAGAATAAGTTCTATAAAACAATCACCATACTTTACAGTATTACGAGCAATATCCCATATTAGCTTGTCTAAATTAATATTAGTAAATAAAGTCTCAATCTCTGTTACAACAATATCACTATCAGACTTGATAGTCCATCGTTCTGATCTAGTACCTTTTTGTGTGCTATCATCTGCATAGATATCAAAGGCTGCTCCAATCTCTGGATATTCATCCATCTCCTCATAGTCTTTATATCTACGTCTTCTATTAAGTTCTAGTTGGGGGAGGATTGGATTCCTTGATACTCCACCAAGTGCAGGTCCACTGTCTACATTCTCAGTTTTAATAATCTGAGATGGACTAGTAATTACGGTATCTCCAGTCTCAGGAGTTACTTGACCTTTATCTAAAGCTTGTTGAACTGGAAGTTGAGCTTTGGTAGCAAAAAATTTAGCAAAGAATCTACCTATTGGACCAGTAGGGACATAGAAGGATCCTGCTCTATTTTCGGTTCCTCCGAAATTAGTGTATCCTTCGTTCAGTTTATCATTCATTTCATCAGCCATTTATAGTCATCCTCGGTCATTCTCTGAGAAACTCTGTTACCTGTTTTTGGATCAACATAGCTTTTCATTCCCATAGCGGGCATTGGTGGTTTCTCTTCAGCGCCAGTTCGAGTTAAAAACTCCATTGGAGTAGTATCAAGTATTTGTTTATAAACGTGAATAGCAAGAGCCAAGCTCATGATAAGGTCATCGTGGTGATTTTTTTCAGCCTCGACCTTTCCGTTTTCGTTAATTATAAAAGTAGTTAGTTCGCTAGCAGTTCTAGCAGAGTTAATTTTAATTAAGTTAGTTCTTATAGCCTCTTCTAGTTCAGCTAGGATATTTTCTCTATTCTTAGCTGTTACTAGGAATCCAAAGTCGCCTTTTTCATCAGCCCAAAGATTTTCGTATTCGTAGTTATTATAGAGCCAGTCAATTAGGTTATTACCTATAGTATTGCGTTCACAAACTATAGGAGCTATGTTATATAGCATACCTTCATTAAATAAGATTTTAGCAAAATCGTTAATAGCTGTTCTATTTGAATAAAACTCAGCGACCTGTTGCCCGTTATACATATTAATCACATGGAAAGCTGAGTAGTCCCTATCTCTACCAAGGGATACGTCACAAGCTATGACGTAAGAATAATGTGGCTGTGGATCTTGCCAAACTCTCATTCGGTTATTATACTTGGTATAATAATCCTCACTAGTCTGAGCAACTACTTGCTTAAGTATTTCGCCTTCGATGTAAGTATCGCCCGTGCCTAGGAAAGAACATTCATACTCCTGTAGCCATTGCTTGGTAGGCATATTGGCTTTGGTAGTTTCTTCCCACTTATGAATATCTAAACCCTTCTTGGTCATTTCCTCATAAAGGTATGAGAAGTTAGGGTTGTACTGGTACTCAGGGTGCTCTTGCCATTTGATATCAATAGCATTAAATGCATTGTCTTTGTTTATAGCCTTCTGATATACCTCATGATACCAGTTGCCTATACCATTAACTGTCGAAAGCACGAAGGCTCTACCACCAGTCGAGATGATTGGATAAACTGCTGCCCAGATGGTGTCAATGTTTTCAATGAACGCAGCTTCGTCAATAATCAAAAGAGAGCCAGCTAATGAACGACCAGACTGCTTACCTGATGGTCTAGACTTAATTACTGAGTGCGTCTTTAACTTAAGCGTGTGTTTGTTATCTTCAATGATTCCCGGCTTTAGGAATTCAGGAAGCTCGTCGTACATAAGTTTAATTCTATCAAGGACTTCGGTTGATTCTGCATCACCTTTGGATAGAATTACGATAGACTTGTGCTTTTGAAAAATAGCCATCCATAAAGAATAAGCGGCGGCGATAGTGGTACATCCAGCCTGTCTGAATTTGCGAAGAATGTTAAATCTATGTGTTTGAAGATCACCTAGGATTCTTTCTTGAAATGGATAGAGTTTGAATGGAACCAGTCCCCGTACAGGGTGAGTAACCTTAATGTAGTTTGAGATAAAGTGTACGGGGTCAGTAGAGCACTTTTTAAATTCTTCTAATAATTTCTGGTTTTCCATAAATTTTTTAATTCGATCTACTTATTATAGTATATGAAGATAAACGCTATTATATGTACTAGAGATAGAAATAATGTAACCAAGACTACAGATAAGTTACTAAGGTTCTTTAGCAGTTGTGGTATTAGTGTAGTTTTAATGTCAAATGCTAAATCATTATTTGCAGCATATAAAGGAGCTTTTGAAAAACTGGCTCCAGCAGATGAAGATATTGTAATTTTCTGTCATGATGACATTGAAATTCGTGATTCTTCTCAAGATTTTATAAATAAACTCAAAGAATCTCTAGTTTTACCAGAAACTGGCTTTGTTGGACCAGCAGGAACCACATTTTTAGGTCAAAATGCTGTTTGGTGGGATCAAGATGTGTGGTCTTGGGGCAAACATCGTGGAAAAGTGAGCCATATTAACAAAAATGGAGCCGAGTATGTCACTTATTACGGAAATCCGGGTGATGTAGTGGTGCTAGATGGTCTGTTTTTGGCGGCAAAGGCCAAAACTATCAGAGAAGTAGGGCTGGAGAAGCCCAAATACTTCGAAGGTGAGTGGGATTTCTATGATATTCACTATACTTCTACTGCTTTCTTTAAAGGATTTACAAATAAAGCCATAAGTCTAGACATTTTACACAACTCCAGAGGTGAGTTGGTAGGTCGAGACTCATGGCATAAGAACCGAGAAGCTTTTATTAAGCATAATCAGTTCCCAATTAAGCTTGAAGACTAAGCTTTCTTCTTTGAAGTCTTCTTTGGAACCACTTCTTCAACAACAGGTTCTACTACTTCAGGAATAATTGGGACAACAGGTGGTTTAGCACCCAAATCTAATTTATATTTATAGGCTAATTTCTTGGCCTTGATGCTTTTGGGATTCATTTTTGCTACCATGTCGGCAACTTTTGTTCTTTTATCGTAATTCATAATTAATCTCCGTACCTTATTTAGTATACAGAAAGAGGCTCCCTTATTCAGAGAGCCTCTTTTTTAATCAGGTATTAGTTAGATTAGTATAGGTGGACGTTCTTATCGTAGAAATCCATACCGACTTTTGGTGGGACTAAAATAGCTTCTTTGGTAGTAGCATTGATAGTGTAATCAACACCCTCTGTGAAAGTTGTTTTGTATAAATAACTATTCGTGATTGCATCTGATAGGTTATCCATCCAACCAATGAAACGAGCATCAGTTTCCTTGCTACGTCCATACTTGCCAGCTAATGCATATTTAGCTCCAAATCCGAACCAAGAGGAATCTAAGAAGAATGGAGCCGTAGCCGTATCAACAAATGCATGAGCTGCTCCGGGGTATATTCCTAGATTGAAGTTATCATCAACAAGAGATGCCTCAAAAGGAACTCCCAAATAATCAACGGCTAAAAAGTTAGCTCCAACGATTGAAGATGCTACTTCTTCATCGGTTGTATCATCCCACGCTACGCGACGCATATAGGGTTGACTTGTGAAAACCGTTCCAGCAGGACCTAGTAAGTAGGTTGTGGAGCTTAAACCTGCTCCATAAGTATCACCAAATTTATCAGCATCAGCTAGGATTGAGAATCGCTGTGGCTGTTGGTGAGCCGAGGTTGCATAGCTATTGTAATCTTTTACTTTACGATAGCTAGCCGTTACTACAGCGCGTAAGCCTGTTTCACGAACTTCTGTAACTCTAGTATTATTTCCTGAAAGGCTATAAACTTCTGAATCGGTTCCAGAAACGAGTCCCATCTTGGTAGGAACACGAACGTAGTTAACAGTTAAGGTTTGAGTTTCTATTGCCCAAGGACCCGCAAAACCAGATGGAGTTCCTGAAACAAATAGAGATCCGACAGGTTGACGAAGGTTAGCCGCAGTGGCTCCTGTAACCGAAATGCCGGACGTTGGTAGAATTACTAATGGCATAAAAAAATCTCCTTATAAGAAGACCCTTGCAAGGTCTGATATATTTAGAGAAGATCTTAGAATAGTTTAGAGCAAATTTGTAAAATTAGAATTTACTTATATTCCCTCGAAAATTTTTAATTAATCCCTCCTATAATAAGACCTAGGAGTCACATTATGAGCAAGCTAGTGGTAGTAACAGGCGGATATGGATTTATCGGATCTAGGTTTGTAAAGTATATTATTGAGAACACAGATTACACGGTAGCAATCATAGACAAGAAGACCTACGCAGCCGATAACAACAGAATCTTCTCATGGTTTGACCGTCCTAAGCATGAAAATCGCATCATGCATTTTATAGAAGATATATCAAACCCACAACTTAACAACAATACATGGTATATTTTGCATAAAGCACACTATGTAGTTAATTTTGCGGCTGAGACTCACGTTGATAACTCAATCAAGGATGGCTCACCCTTCATGAAATCGAACATTGAAGGAGTTTATAACTTGCTGGAGAGCTGCAAGAACTCTTCAAAGCTAATAAAATTCATTCAAATCTCCACAGACGAAGTGTATGGGGACATGGAGCAAGTACCCAACTCAGAAAAAGGTGCAGATGAATCTTATCAGATCAGACCAAGCTCTTACTACTCAGCATCAAAGGCAGCAGCAGACCACCTTGTACAAGCTTGCAGCCATACCTTTGGTCTTAAATATCTCATAACCCGCACCTGCAACAACTACGGACCTTATCAGCACCCTGAGAAGTTCCTACCCAAGATGATTCAGAAAGCTCTCAACAAAGAAGCCATACCCTTATATGGTCAAGGCGACCAAGTAAGAGAATGGATTCACGTTGATGAGAATGTAGAAACTATATTTAAGTTAATGGAGTCCCAGCAAGTAAACCAAGTATTCAATATAGGTAGCGGCGTCCGATATAAGAATATTGATATAATCCATCTAGTGGAGTCCCTTCTTGGAAAGCAAGTAGTTTACGAACACGTTAAGGACAGACTAGGACACGACAGAGCTTATAGACTAAACTCAGAGAAGGTTCAAGGAATCCTAGGTAGATCAGAAAAGAATTATCCTAACTTAGAAGAATTCCTAGCTAGTTGTATTTAGGAGTCCCTTTAAAGTTAATGGATGTTAGCATCTATGGCTCTGCTGCCATATTGGCAGGAGTCCCGTCCACGCGATTTTTTCCGGCGAACGTAGCAAAATGCATACTTTCCAGAAAATGGGAAAAAAATATTTTCTATTTTCCTCTTGCATTCGGACCTAGCATAGGTTATAATACGCGCATGAGCAACACGGAATACTTCGAAGTGTACGATGCCCTGATGTACGAGCGTGTCGAGGTCGAAGAGGTCTACACGCAGAACATCGACTGCCAAGCGTGCTACGATACGGGCACGGTTGACGAGGGCGAGCCCTGCTACTGTGACCGTGGCCGTTCCCTCATCCTCAACATCCGCAGCCTCTAATACCATGACGAACCCCGACGAACTCGGCTACAACGGCTGGGCAAACTACGAAACTTGGAACGTGACCCTGTGGATCGGCAACGACGAAGGGCTCGAAAGCCTCGCCCGAGACGCTGGTAGCTATAAGAACCTCGTAGCGTTCCTGACGGAAGAGTTGGATAACCACTACACGCCTGACGGTGTGCCGTGGAAGGATTCAGCTATC